TATGGCCTTTGGCCCAAAGCAGCGGTATTCCTGCTGACATAATATTTCATGATTCAACAGGCTTGTTGGTTGGGCAAGGCGCATCAATAGCTGGCGCATCAACGCGCTTTAGACAGTTCCTATCCACTGGTAACTTGATTGGGCAAGGTGCATCCGTTGCAGGTACGGCAACCCGGTTACATATATTCACATCAACAGGCGTACTGGTTGGTCAAGGTGGAACCGTAGCGGGCAGCGCAGCACGGATAGCAATACACCTATCAACGGGAACGCTTGTTAGTCAAGGCTCTACAATAGTGGGCGCATCAACTAGGTTCCGAACATTTGCCGCCACGGGGACTTTGATTGGGCAAGGAACAGTATCGGGTGCAGCACAACGATTCAGAGTCTTTACGTCTACGGGCGTATTGATAGGACAAGGCGCAACGGTTAATGGTGTAGCGTTATATTCTGCTTTGCATACATCAACTGGCGCACTGATAGGACAAGGCGCGTCAGTAGCAGGAGTAAGCAATCGCTTCATTACACATAATGCGAGTGGACTTTTAATTGGATTCGGTAGTACAATCGCGGGAAGCGCAACATTAGTTAAGACTCACTCCGCAACGGGCGCATTGGTTGGATTAGGCTCAACGCTTTATGGTACGGCACAAATAGGCGCTACCCCAAACAACGGCAACATAAACTACCACAGGCGCTATTTCCGTGAATCGAGACGTTAAATGATTAACCTTGAATTGCCTGATGAAGTAAAACTCGCTATGTCGGAAACAGATGCCCCGACAGATGACGATACAAAGCTGTCGCTATTAGCGACAAAGATATGCGAGCTACGCGATGAAGCCGTACGCTATCGTGCAGAATCCGGCATTGAACAGGTATGGCTAGAAGCCGAAGAAGCGTATCTTGGTATTGATGATGAGAACCGCCATGAGTATCAAGGTTCCACGTGGCAAAAAGCCAATAGCCCACAAGGGCCAATCACCCGCGCCAATTCCTCTAACGGTGTAAAGTCTACCGCTTTCGTTAAGATCACATCGCGCTATGTCGATGCAGGCGCGGCTAAAGTAGGCGAGATTCTATTGCCGATAGACGGGAAAGCGTTTAGCTTTAACGCATCGCCTGTGCCTGAACTAATCAACATGCAAGATGATGACGGACAAGTTATCGTCAATGGTCAGCCTGCTATGCGTGACCCTACCCCACAGGAAGCCCCGCCAGCACAGCCTAACCCTGATGGCTCGCCGCCTGCCGCCCCTGCCCCTGTACCGCTGACACATGCCGATCTCGCGCAAGAAGCAATAGCGGCGGCAAACAAAAAAGCCACGGCTGCTGAGAACCGCATTTATGATTGGATGGTTGAATCAAGCTATTCTGCTGAAACCCGTAAAGCTATCCATGATCGCGCTCGATTAGGCGTGGGTGTTATTAAAGGCCCATTCCCCGATGAGATCAAGAAGCACGCTACTACTAAAGATGAGCAAGGCAACTCAACTTATCAAATGCACACAGAGATTAACCCTAGCGTTAAGTGGGTTGACCCGTGGAATTTCTACCCAGATGATTCATGCGGTGAGAACATCCATGATGGCGAGTTTATTTTTGAGAAAGATATGCTTTCGCCACGTCGCGTTAAAGAGTTGAAGAAAAACAAAGTCTACCTTGCTGACCAAATCGACAAGGTATTAGCCGAAGGCCCCCAACGAATCAATGACTTAAACGAGAAAGAACAGAATCTTGAGAAGCGCAAGATTAAAGACTCGCGCTATGAAGTCTGGTATTACTACGGCATGATTTCCCGCGATGAGATGATCGCCGCCAAAGGTAAAGGCATGAAGGATGCCAAGAAAGACGACAAGACCGATGAGGTTTATGCCATCGTTACCATCATAAACAACAAGGTTGTACGCGCAACCATCAACCTATTAGACTCTGGACGGTTCCCGTACCATGCTGCACCGTGGGTTCGACGCATCAATAGTTGGGCAGGTGTAGGCGTAGCAGAACAAATCCGTATGCCGCAACGCATGACCAATGCCGCTGTTCGCGCTTTACTGGTTAATGCCGCCAAATCCGCAGGCGCACAGATCGTTGTGGATAAGTCATGTATAGAACCCGCTGACGGTTCATGGACATTGACCCCTGACAAGCTATGGTTCAAGACGCAATCGGCTGCTAATGACGATGTAAACAAAGCATTTAACGTATTCGAGTTCCCCAACGTTCAAAAAGAAATGATGGGGATTATTGAGTACGGCGCAAAGCTGGCAGAAGATTCATGCTCTATTCCCCTTATCAGTCAAGGGCAATCCGGCAAGACAACCCCAGACACCTACGGCGGGCAAGTATTGCAAGACAACAACGCTAACCAATTGCTGCGTAGCATTGGCTATAACCAAGATGATTACATGACTAAAAATCTTATAAGCATGTATTACGAATGGCTATTACTAGACCCGAAAGTACCTAATGATGAAAAGGGTGATTGGAACATCAACGCACAAGGCAGCGCAGCGCTGATTGAGCGGTACATCCAAAACACCACCATCAACAACATTTTGCAATCATCGCTTAATCCTGCATTTGGCGCTGATCCGTATGACACATACGCAGAGTATCTACGTTCGCAACGCTTAGACCCTGTGAAATTCCAAATCGCACGCGAAGAATACGACAAGGCCAAAGAGCAACAAGCACCGCCGCCAGCACCGTCTGTACAAGTCGCACAGATTCGCGCACAGGCAATGACTTCAATAGCTCAAGGCCATGACCAAGTTAAAGAGGCAATGATTAAACGCGATACTGATAGAGACACGGTATTCGTTAATGCTGAAACGCAGCGCACTCAGGCCGAACATGATGTACGTATGCAAGAACTGCAAGTTAAAGAGCGTATTGCCATGCTTGAATACAGTAACCGTGAAAAAATCTCACTTAGTACGCTCAAGGTTCAATTGGCTAACTCAAGCCGTGATGACCAGACTAAGCGTGAATTGGCAGCGGCTGAGATTCAATTGGCAGCACAAACCACAATGTATGAACGGACACACGACAAGCTGAAACATGAGGCCGAACTAAGGGTTAATTCAGTTCAACCAAAGAGCTTGACTCGTGATGAAGTAAGCACTAACATCACACCATAATAGTAAGCGCACACTATGCCCTTCAATTTATCAGACAAGTTACAATTGTCACAGAGAGATAAGCAGTCAGATACATGGCGTTTGCTGTTGTCCTATTTTGAGTTGCGTTTGCAAGCCGTTAGAGAGCAGAACGATGGCGGACATAGCGCAGAAGTTACGAGCAATTTGCGTGGTCAGATTGCCGTATTAAAAGAATTGATTGATCTGAACAAAGATGCAGTGATGATTGAATCAACGAATTTGTAACACGTCGCCCTTCATTGGACGGCAAGCCGTAGCAGCCGACGACAACGCCGGTTGTGTTTGTAATAAGTGAGGATTCAACGATGAGCGAGCCAGAAGTTGTAGAGCCAAGCGAACAAGAGTTAGAAGATGCGTTTAATTCTGCTGATGAGCCTGATGATTCTAAAAAAATCGTTGAGGTTGAAAAGCCTGTAAAAGTCGAAGCAACTAAGGATGACGCACCCGCGCCAAACTTAGAAGTGGAAAAGCCCGAAGTAAAGGCTGGCCCACAAATGCTATCGGTTCCCGCAGAGGAATATAACCAGCTTGTAACGACAGTCGTAAGGCTAAACGATTTATATGGTGAGCATGGTAAAAAGTTTGACCAAGCCTTCGGAAAAATCGGTGGCATGGAAGATTTTGTTAAACGGCTACAGAAGGATACGCCTACCGGCGAAGCACTCTCCCTAACCGATGAGGATATGGCTGAGTTGTCTGAGGAGTTCCCAAGCATTGCAACGGGAATGAAAACAGCGCTTAACAAAGTGTTAAGTCGTTCAAAGGGTACAGGCAGTTCGGCTTTAGACGATAACAAGATCAACGAGATATTGAAACCGATTCTTGACCAAGAGCGAGCTAACAATCAATTTGCTTTAGTTCAAGAGCGCACAAAGATCAAACAGGATATGCAGCGCGAACAAGTACTTGATGTTCACCCCGACTTTGATACCGTGCGACAGACAGCGGATTTTCAAACGTATCTTGCCAAACTTCCAAAAGATGTTGCTGATACTTGGAAACCACGAATCATTATTGAAACGGTAAATAACTACAAGGCATCGAAAGTTAAACCAGCCCCACAAAAGAACGCACGCTCCGAGGCGCTTGCCGCTGCGGTAAACCCGAAAGGCTCCGGGCCTGCCATGAAAGGCAAGTCTGAACAGAGTCTTGAAGATGCTTTTGATGAAGGCTTTAAGGGCCGCTGATAAAGCTAACCATATAAGGAAACATCATGTCTATTCAAACCCTCGACCTACTGCCCGCACGGATTGCGAAGTTTAAGGGCGAAATTATCAAGCACGCGATTCCTATGGAAATCATGGCCCCTCTAGGCCGTCAAGTTCAAATTCCACAAAACTCAAGTGACACCTACATCGTTCGTCGCATCCTGCCGTATGGCGCGAATGCAACTAACTCAACCACACAAAACACGTTCTTTCAGAACGCGCCGGGTGATCGCGGTACAGCTATTACTCAAGCGCATTTAACGTCTGAGGGCATTACGCCATTGCCAGATAGCATCACGGCGGTGAACGTAACGACCGTGATTCAAGAATACTCGTGTTTGTATGGCTTCTCAAACAAAGTCTATGACTTGTATGAGGATGACATTCCTAAAGAAATGATCCGTCAAGTTGGCGAGCGCGTAACGTTCGTGAGCGAGTTGATTATTTATAACGCGCTCAAGGCTTGTACAAATCAATACTTTGGCGGTGGCGGTACTAGCCGCGCAACGGTAGCTGGCCCATTGACGCTTGGTTTGGTTCGCAAGATCGTAAAGAACTTGCAAGGCAATCACGCGATGATGGTCAATGAAATTCTTGATGCGTCTGCCAAATACAACACCAGCCCAATTTCACGCGGCTATTTTGTGTATGTGCATACCGATCTTGAGCCGGACATTCGTGACTTGGAAAACTTTATCCCAATCGAGAAGTATGCGACGGGTAGCCCATTGCCAACCGAAATCGGCGCAACGGAACGTTTCCGCTTCATTGGTCATCCTGACTTGCCATCGTTTCAAGATGCTGGCGCGGCAATCGGCGCAACAGGCTTGAACTCAACGTCTGGTGTAAACATCGACGTGTACCCCGTTATCGTCTGTGCGAAAGATGCGTGGAGCCAGCTTGCAGTTCGCGGCTTGACTGCATTACGTCCTACGTTCTTACCACCCGGCAAAATGGATAAGTCTGACCCTACCGGCGTTCGTGGTTATGTGGGTACTACATGGCGCAAAGCGGCTACAGTTGAAAATCCGGGTTGGATGGCTGTCGCGTTTGTTGGTACAAAAGTTATCAACTAATCAATAACTTAGCGCCCTTCGGGGCGCAAGTTTAACCTAAAGGAAACGATTATGTTTGGAACTATTGCTACTCAACTCAGCGCGTCAAATGACGATTTTACCAAGCGAGCGATGCGACACATTTTGACCCCGATAGCTAACGTTATCTCTGGTCAAATGTTGGGCAGTGCCGGTCTGGTTATTTCAGCCGCAGCAGCGGTTACAGCTAAAACGGGCGCGGTGGCGGTTAATGCTACGGTGAACGGACGGCTACTTTCAATCCCCGCCGGTACGGTATTGCCTGCTTTGGCAGGTACAACCCCCATCAACACGTTCAATATCTACGTGTTTTATACCAACAATGCCGGTGTTCTTACTAGCAACATGGGTATAGCAGCAGCAACATTAGGTGGTGTTATCTGGCCCCAAACCGCGCTTGGCAGTGTGATTGTCGGTGCGCTTACGGTCAATCCAACTACGGCTCCCTTTATTGGTGGCACAACCGCATTAGATGCAGTAAGTACCAACGTGGTTTATATCAGCCCTGTCGGTGCGTTTGACCCATCAATCAACTACGCTTAAAGGAAAACATCATGGATAACTATACCATCAACCCCCAAACACTGACCTTGCGTAAAGCAGGTTCAATTGCGGGGACAACTAACACACTTAGCTTTACTGCTACCCCATTGCCGTATCTGATTCGTGGTCGTCATTATGAAAAAGCCACGGTGACTAACGGTGTTGTTCCGCTTGTTGATTTTAATAGCGGCGTGGCATTTGTAAACATCTTGCCGAATCAGGGTTCGGTATTTGGCTTGGGCAATGACGCGGCAGGTAACTTGCGTGTTGTTCAAGGTCAAACGCTTGGCTTGGATGTAACAGGTAACTTCTTTGTTCAACCAGATGGCCCAACGACTCCAGACACCATTGCAATGTTCGCGCTGCTTGTTGTCAAAGTTGGCTCAACAGGTTCGACTTGGACGTTTGGTGTATCAAACTTCTCAGGCGCAACAGGTGTGACATATACGTTTATCGACGTAGCTGGCCCGCTTGATCGTCGCCTTGCTTAAGTAACAGCATCATCGCCGCGTAGTATTAAAAGCTACGCGGCATTTTATTCACTTTTAAGGATTAACCATGACGACAGCAAACGGCAATCGCGTATCACGTCGCAATGAAGTACATACAGCAGATATGGCAACGCAAAGCCGCCCGCCTACTGATATGAGTTCGGCTGACTTTAATCGTGAAGATATTGTTGTGGCAGAAGATAATATCCCTGCGCTGGAAAAGTACATGGCTGATTTAAAGTTTAATGAGGACCCGATAACGATTCGCATTAACGGTCATTCGCGGGACAAAGAAGCACCTAAACACATTGCCTGTTGGGTTAATGGCAAAGGTATTGAGCTATTGGTCAATGGCAAATTTGTGGTATTAGGCTATGTGCCTATTGGCGTGAATGTCACCACCAAGCGCAAGTATGTAGAAAATTTGATGACTTCAACGCCCGTCACTGTGAATACAGTAGTCGGTAGAGCAGACAAAGACCAACCCGATCAGTCTATCGTTTATGAGCGTGCCGCTGAGTATTCTATCTCCGTTATTAAAGATGAAAGCCCTGCCGGTGCTGATTGGTGTGAAGCCGTTATGTTTGCTCGTGCTTAATTGCAATGAACTATTTGCAACTAGCGCAACGCGCATCCCGCGAATGTTCTATTAGTGGCGTAGGGCCAGATACCGTTATCGGTCAAGTCGGCATGTATTCGCGCATGGCTAACTGGATTAATGATGCGCTAAACGATATTGAAATTGCACGTCCTGAATGGGGGTGGATGTATCAATCATTTTCATTCCCAACAGTTGCAGGGCAAGCAGAATACCCCCCTGTGCAATGCGGCATTACAGATCACGAAACTTGGGATTTAATGTCATTGCGGAATAACGTGACGACAGTAGGGGCATTGTCTGAGATTGAAATGGGCAATATCTCTTATGAAGATTGGCGTTTGATATATGACTTTGGCGCAAACAAGTTTATAACGAGCCGCCCAATTAGCTTTGCTATTGCGCCTACGAAAGCGTTGGCTGTAGGCCCGTACCCTGCTGCTCTGTACACGGTGACAGGCCGCTACTATCGGATTGCACAAGTGCTCGCCGTAGATACTGACGTTCCAAAAATGCCGACAAATTACCACATGATGATCGTGTACAAGGCCATGATGTATTACGGTGGGTATATGTCAGCGCCCGAAGTTTACGACAGGGGCGAACTAGAGTTTAGTAAAATGATGCGCCGTTTAGAAAACTCGCGGTTGCCTGTAAT